GTATAGTTCAAGAGGCTAAGCAGTTAGATATAGAAACGATGACACCTTCTGAGTTAAGTAGATTGAAAGAGGAGTGGAACAAATGATAGTAAAGGATTTAAGTAATTCATTTAATCCTGTACCAAAAGAAAGAAGAGTAATAAACAAAAAGCTACTAAAAAATAAAAAAGGAATATGTGAAGTTTGCGGTAAAAATGGCCAAACAGAGAAACATCATATTAAAACAAAAGGTTCTGGAGGGGACGATACAAAAGAAAATTTAATTGAAGTATGCAGAATATGTCATACAAAAATACATTCAGGAGAAATAAAAGTAAACAACAAGGGCTGACAAAATAAAAGGTTAGTCCTTGTTTGTACGAAAGGGAATAAATATGGAAGGTTGGATAAAGTTGCATAGAAAATTATTAGATAATCCAATAGCAACAAAAGATAGTGATTATCTAGCAGTATGGATATATCTTCTTTTAAATTCAACACATAAAAAAACAAATGCCTTGTTTAGAGGTAAAAGAATAATATTACAAGAAGGCGAACTTATTACAGGAATAATTTCTATATCAAAAAAATTAAAAGTTAACAAAGATAAGATTCAACGAATTTTAAAATCGTTTGAAAATGATAAACAAATTAATCAACAAACAAGTAACAAAAACCGTTTAATTTCAATAATTAACTGGAATAACTATCAAGATAATGATAAACAATTTGATAAACAAGTGATAAACAACTGCGAAACAACTGATAAACAAGTGATAACAAACAAGAATGATAAGAATATAAAGAATGATAAGAATAATATAGTAGCTTCTGTAAAAGCCAGCAAAAGCAAATATGGAGAATATAAAAATGTATTGCTGAAAGATGAAGAATTACAGAAACTAAAAGAGGAATATAAAAATTGGGAGGAACTTATTAAATATTTAGATGAGTATATTGAGATGAAAGGATATAAAGCAAAATCTCACTATCTATGTATAAAAAAATGGGTTGTAGATGCGGTAAAGAAAAGAAAAAACATAAAAGAAAATAATAGTACTACTATTATCAATGAGCTTATTAAACAAATAGAGGAGGAAGAAAATGAAAAAAAGTGAGGCAATAAAATGTATGCAAATAGTATTTGAGAGTTATAACAAATTTATTGAAAAAAACAAAATAAATATAATGATAGATGTGTGGTATGAATGCTTAAAGGATTTAGCGTATGATGATATAGAGCCAGTAATATATGAATTAATAAAGACATCAAAATCTATTCCAACAATAGCAGAAATAAGAGAAAAGGCAGGGAATATAAGACATTTATCAGATGGAACGTACATAAAAGATGGATTACATTATATGAATTAGGAGAAATATAATATGTTTAGAGATAAAGATGTTGAAGAAAGTATATTAGCTTGTTTGATATTAGATAAAAGCTGTTTGGAGAAGATAAATCAATTAAAGTTAGAAGATTTCGCTTTTGAAGATACAAAAGAGATATATAAAATAATATTAGAATTATCAGAAAAAAGAGAAGCGGTAGATATTGTTATTGTGAATAATATACTAAAAGAAAGATATAAAAATTTAGGGAATAAAGGAATTATTTATTTGAGCAATATAACAAGTAAAGTGCCAACTACTACTAATTATAATTTTTATGTGAAAAAATTGAAACGAGAAACATACAAAAGAAAATTAGAAGAAATTGCAAAGAAATTAAAAGAGGGTTCAGTATTAGAAAATGTTGATAATACAATAAAGGAATTTTTAATAAATTTTGAAGAGATAGAAAAACAATTAGATGAACATAAGTATATTATTTCATTATCAGATGTGGCAGATGTGGATTATACAAAAAGAGAAAGAGTGACATCAGGAATAAAAGAGATAGACAGAAAAATAGGCGGTTTTTATATGGGAGAAGTGAGTATATGGACTGGAAAAACTGGGCAAGGGAAAAGTACTTTTGTAAATCAAATGGTGTGTGAAGCAATAAATCAGAGTTATTGTGTATGTTTGTATTCTGGAGAGTTAATAAATAGTCAATTACAGAATTGGATAAATTTACAGTTAGCGGGAGAAGAAAATATAATAAGTTTTATTGATGAATACACAGGGAAAATAAGTTATGGAATATCTAAAGAATTAAAGAGACAAATACAGAATTGGTATAGAGATAAATTATATATTTACAATAATGAATTTGAAATGGAAAGTGTAAGTCATGCAAGTATAGTAGATATATTTAAAAAGGCATATCAAAAGTATGGCTGTAGAGTATTTGTAGTAGATAATTTGATGAGTGCAAGATTTATAAATAAAAGTAAAGATGATTATTATACTCAACAGAGTTGTTTTGTAGGAGAATTGGTGGCTTTTGCAAAATCTAGTAATGTACACATACATATAATAGCACATCCAAAAAAGACAGTAAATGAAAATTTAGAAAGCGAAGATATATCGGGGACAATGGATATTGCTAATAGGGCAGATAATGTATTTGTAATTTCAAAGACTGATAAAGAAAAGTATCCAGACAGACAAGAAGATGGAAAGTTTGTAATAAGAAAAAATAGAAGTGATGGAATAAATAATTGTGTGTTTAATTTGTATTTTAATAAAAAGTCAAGGAGATTTAGCACAAGTTTAGGTGAAATTAAGCACTACAATTGGGGTGATGTACCATTACCATTTTAAGATAAAGAAGAATAACTATTAATATTATAATGCAGAGAAGATTGACAGTAGAATAATCAAAAGGATAAAGGAGGAGGATACAAATGGCTTTTGGGTTAAATAAATGGGAGGTATATGAATTACTAAAAGGAAATGAAAGATTTGATTGTAAACAATTATATGAAACAAATTTAGAAGAAATTATTGAAGGAATAGTAGAATATATTTATTCCAATAGAGGAGTGGTAAACAAATGAAAATAGAACAATATTTAAATACACAAGAATTTAAAACAAGACAACAATTGATGAGAGAGACAAATTTAACAGATAGAGCAGTAAGAAGACAAATAAGTGACTTGAAAAAGATAAGGGCGGTTATATATAACAGTCAAACAAGAGGATATAGATTAGCAAAAGATATAAAGAGTTTTAATACTGTAGATGAAGCGGAAGAGGAGAAGGAACAAGTTCAACATTGTATTAATGACATAGAAGCTAGAAAAAGGGATATGAACTTATCAGAAAGCACATACATATCTTATTTAAGGAAGTTGGAAGAAGAAATAATGTTGTTAGAGAATGAAAATCATATAACTATGTAGGAGATAGATATGGATAAACAAAAAGCATTAGAACTTACAAAAGAAAGAATAGATGGAATAGCAAAATTTAGTTATGAAACAGTAAGTGAAAATAAAATACACAAGAGATGTTAGAGTATTTAATATTTATTGAGAAGTTGTTAGAGGAGTAGCTTATGAAACAGTTGAAAGAGATGATTGGTATTTGTAAATATTGTATAGGTGATTGTATTAGGTTAGAAGATGAACAATTTGAGGGTACATATCGATGTAAAGCTTTTGAGGCAAAAGAAGAAGATTGGTATGAAAAATACAGAAAGGAACTTAAAGATGAAATATATATTTCAAATAGATAAAAGACTTATGGGGCTAAATGAATATACAAATTTAAATCGTAGGAATAGATATTTGGGTAATCAAGCAAAACAAAAAGAGCAATCGTATATTATATGTTGTATTAAAGAACAGTTAGGTAATATACAAATTCATAAACCAGTTATAGGACATTTTATTTGGATAGAGGAGAATAAAAGGCGTGATTTAGATAATATTTGTTTTGCTAAGAAGTTTATATTAGATGCATTAGTACAAGCTAATGTATTAGCAGATGATAATAGAAATATTGTGACTAATTTTACAGATAGTTTTGAGTATGCACAAAAAAGTAAAGTGATAGTGGAACTGGAAGAATTACTTTAGGGGAAATGATACATACTATATTTTAGAGGTGTAGTATGACAGAAAAAGAAATATTAGATTTGTGGCATGAAGGATATACAAGATTAAGTTTAGCAAGAGTGTATATGCAACGATACAATCAGCAAGTGAAGATAATACGATTGGACATGAAAAATAGACACGTAAGATTTATAACGTATAGGGAAGCGTTAAATAGAGTTGAGAAAATATTGATAAAGGAAGTGAGAAGATGTTAAGAATAAAAGATAGTGTAGATTTAAAAGAGCTAGAGAAGGTTGGTTTTTCTAAAAAATTAAATGGTCAATATGTAATAAGAGATTTCTTAATATGCAAAAATGGGACTATAAAAGTAAGAAATGGAAGCAATTTAGATAGAAACGATAAATTATACGATTTAATCAAAGCAGACTTAGTAGAAAAAGTATAAGAGGTGAGAATATGAAAATAAGAATACCATATAAAATAACAAAAGGAGAAGGCTACAAAGAAAAGGAAGTAAAGCTAATAAAAGAGTATATTAATTTTGTATTAGTAGAACACCCAGAGCGGATATAGAGAATGTATAAATAAATTAGATATAATAAAAAGAAAAAACGAACAGCAGCCAACGAGGGAAGGCGTACATAGAAATTTAAGTATTTAGGAGGTGCACATATGACAAAAGAACAACTAAATAATAATAAACAAGAATTAAAAGATTATATATATAATAGAAAATGGTTAGAAGAAAGACTTAAAGATATTCAAGAAAGAAAAAGTATATTAGATAAAATAACGACAACATTATCAGATATGCCTAAACGGAAGTAGAAAAATACAAGATAATCAAGTTGAATCTTTAGTAAAAATAATGGATGAAACAAAAGAATTAGAAGATTTATTATCAGAATTAAGAAAAAAACAATTAGAAATAGAAAACAAAATAGATAAAATTGAACAACCATATAGAAATATACTTTACTTTAGATACATAAGAGGTTATAATTTAACTGAAGTTTCAAATGAAATAGACGAAGAATATGACTATACAAGAAAATTACATAGATTAGCTTTAATAAAATATTCAGAGATAGGAGGGAAAAATGGATGATATTGTAGAAAAAAATATTTATTACAGAGAAAAAAGACCATTTTACATATATATACATACCTGCCCAAATCATTGGACATATGTAGGTTTAAGCCAACAACCAAAACAAAGATGGAATAATGGAGAAGGATATAAAGATAATAAAAGATTTTATGAAGCAATTAAAAAATTTGGTTGGGGAAATATAAAACATGAAATTGTAGCAGAAACAAATTATAGATGGATAGCTAGAAAAATAGAAAGAACTATAATTACTCATTTCCAAAAAAAAGAGATATCATTTAATGAAAATAATATAGAAACTGTATTATTGGAAAAGAAAGGTGTTAGAAAAGTACCATTAAAGAAAGTAGCGCAATATGATAAAGATGGTAATCTAATAAGAGTATATGATTCAGCAAATCAGGTTGGTAAAGATTTAAAAGTATCATCAATATATATACAAGATTGTTGTAGAGGGACTAGAAAAACGGCATATAAATATATTTGGAAATATATTTAAGAAAATTTTGATATTTTACACAAAAGTGACGGAAAGTGCACAATGCAATATGTTATTATATTAATAGCAATCAATATAAAGAGATTGAAAAAGCAAAAACCCCAATTGTTAAAACACTTTCGTATAAGAGTTAGTTATATTAAATATAGCTAGCTCTATTATAATGCTTATTAATGATACTAGATAAATTAATATAAATTCAGACGATTATAAAAAATCGCCTCCTTTCAAAGAAGATATGTAGAGGAACAAAAGACAATTCTAGTTAAGTCTAAATGATTATGCATTATTGTGCAAAGCTACAATAGTGCATTTTCTGTATATAAAATTGTATGAAGTATATAAGATAGTGCAATTATCTATTATTTATATATTTCGTAGAGTTTTGTATGAATGAAAAAGAGGTAATAGTATGAAAGGTAGTATGTTAGCAAGTGAAATTGATAGAGAGTATAGGATAAGGCAAAGTTATAAAGAGAAGTTAGAACAACGATATGATATTAATAAAAATAAAAGGTGTAATGATAATGTATTTATGAAGGAGAAGACTAAGTAAAACCTAGTCTAAAACTTCTTCATAGTATCTTCAATGACATAAGAAAAGTGTTCTACATCTTCATCTGCATTAATACTGAATGCAGATAAGCCAGTTTCAGTATTTTTGAAGATAGAAACTGAAATTGTACCAATCTTTTCGCCATGATTTTTACAATTTGTAATATTCAACATCCTAATTCTCCTTTCCAAGCGAATTACTCAATAGCATATCACAAATATAATGAAAAGATTGTCGAAATTTATAAGATGATTTAAAATATAGTAGTTTAATTGCATAAAGTGGATTATAGTGAAACAAAACACTTTAAAATAGGGAGATGATAATATGCCAAACAAGCAAAATTTAAAAGTACCAAGCACGAGTGAAGCACGAGAAAGAGGTAAAAAAGGTGGAAAAGCAAGTGCTAAAGCAAGAAAGGAAAAAAAAATATTAAGGGAATTATTAGAGGATGCATTATTAACTAATACAAGAACGGGTAATAGATATATAGATATTACTAATGCTCTAATACAAGAAGCAGAAAATGGAAATATAAGAGCATATGAGACTATAAGAGATACATTGGGACAAAAACCAAAAGAAAATATAAAAATTGGAGTTAGCTATGAAGACTATATAAAAAAGGTAGAAGATGAAGAAGAATATTAATACTAAAAAATATATAGAAGAGTATGTTAAAATTAGAGATAAAAACAGTAATATAATTCCTCTTAAGCTTAATGAGCCTCAGTTAAAATATTATAATACAATTAAAGAGCTAAAAAAACAAAATAAACCAGTTAGAATTATAATACTTAAAGCTAGACAAATGGGATTTAGTACAGAAACAGAAGCTATATTTTTTAAAGAAACAGTAACTAAAACAAATACTAACACAGCTATTGTAGCACATAAAGAAGATAGTACAACAAACTTATTTAATATGAGTAAGTTAATGTATAATGAGTTACCAAATGAAATAAAACCAGACAAAAAAGCTAGTAATGCAAAAGAACTTGTATTCAATAACAAAGAAGGAACAGGCTTAAATAGTAAAATAAAATGTATGACAGCAGGTGGAGAAGGTGTAGGTAGGTCAGATACGATTAATAATTTACATTTATCAGAACTAGCATTCTGGCAAGGAGATAAGAAACAAACTTTATTAGGTTTATTACAAGCTGTACCTAATACACCTAATACTATGATAATAATTGAATCTACTGCAAATGGATATGAATATTTTAAAGAGCTATGGGATAATGCAGTGGCAGGAAAGAATGATTTTGTTCCATTATTTATAGGTTGGAATGAACTACAAGAATATAAAATGCCATATACAGGTTTCGAACTTACAAATGGGGAAAAAGAATTACAAAAATTATATGCACTTTCCTTAGAGCAGTTAACATGGCGTAGATGGTGTATAGCTAATAACTGTGGTGGAGATGAAGAACAATTCAAACAAGAATATCCAATAAATCCAGAAGAAGCATTTATTAGTACGGGTAAATGCTATTTTAATAAGCTAAATATAGTAAAAAGGATACAGGAAGTAAGAAATATTAAACCAGAAAAACAAGGGTTTTTTAAATATGATTATGATGAAGTAAAAATATCTAATATAAGATGGATAGAAGATAAAGATGGTCCTATAAAAATATATAAAAAACCGAAGAAAAATTTCCCATATGTATTAAGTGGAGATACCTCACGGTGAGGGTTCTGATTATTTCACAGGTCATGTATTAGATAATATAACAGGTGAGCAAGTGGCAGTACTAAAACAAGAATATGATGAAATAACTTATACTAGGCAAATGTATTGTTTAGGTATGTATTATAATACTGCATTAATGGGTATAGAAGCTAATTATACAACATATCCAATACAAGAGCTAGAAAGACTAAAATATCCTAAACAGTTTGTGAGGGAAAGAGAGGATACATATACTAAGAAGTCAGTAAAAGCATATGGATTTAAGACTACTACAATAACTAGACCATTGATATTAGCAGAATTACAAACTATAGTAAAAGAACTAATAGAATTGATTGTAGATGTTGACACTTTAACTGAAATGTTAGTTTTCATCAAGAATGAAAAAGGACGTCCAGAGGCACAGCAGGGCTATCATGATGACTTGGTTATGGCTTTAGCGATTGCTTATTATATAAGGACACAACAGGATATGACAGTTAAAGTAGAGACACAAGAATTTGAATATAATATTATGAAAGATTTTGGTTTTGAAGAAGAACAAGAAGATGAATTTGGTAGTGATATTGTAGTAATTTAGGAAGGTGAAAAAATGCGAATAAAAATGCGAATAGATGAAATATTACAAGAAATATATGTTTTTGCACATAGCAAAGATGAAGGAACATACCTCCAATTAAAAAAAGAAGATGTAATTAAGTTGTCTTATTATATAGATAGCCTTGAAGATAAAGAAAAAATATTATATATGTTTTTAGGAGGTAGAAATGAAAAAGAAAGTATTTAGAGAAAGATATCAAATTAAAGAAGAAACAATAAAAGTTGAAGAAAAGAAACCTACGAAGAGAGGGAAAAAGAATGATAAATCTAATAAATAGTATATTGCCAGCTGTGTGTTTATGCATACGGCTTTTATTTTGGCTTTAAACAGAATAATAAGCAAGAAACAATAAAGAAAGACATTAACCCTATTAGATATGTAAAACGTGTTAGAAAAGAAAAAAAAGAGCAAAAAGATATACAAGCTGAAAAAGACTATTGGGCAGATGTATTTGAAAATCTAGAGAATTACGATGGCACACCACAAAGCCAAAAGGAAGTGAGAAATATAAATGAAAGATAACGAAGAAGTAACTAGTGTGTGGAAAGATTTTGAAAAAGGTAGAATGTATAACAGAATGAAAAAAGTCTATACAGATACTGACATAAACTATGATTATTATTATGGAAATCAAGCTAAATATTTAAATATTGGAAAAGAAACGCCTGTTATACTTAATATAATAAAAAGTATAGTTAAGTATAAATTAGGTGTAGTTAATTCTAATGCTTATGCTATTGTTTATAATCCTAATTTTTATAATGCAGAAGATGAAGGGGAACTATTAGAAGAGCTGTGTAAGGTACTTAGTAAGCATTCTAATAAAGTTTGGGAGTTACAGCAAGTTGGTAGCAAGATTAAAGAATGTGTAAAAGATGCTTGTATTAATGATGAGGGAATACTACACAATTATTTTGATACAGAGAAACAAGAAGTTGTAGCAGAAGTAATAGATAAGAATAACATCTATTATGGTAATGAAAATGACGATGATATTCAGTTACAACCTTATATTATTATTTCTTATAGAAAGCCAGTTACACAAGTTAAAGATGAAGCACGATTATTGGGAATAAGTGAAGATAAGATAGAACTAATAACACAAGATGGAGAAACATTAGAACAAGCAGGATATAATTCGGTAACAGATGAAGTGAATCCTATGTGCTTAGTGTTACTAAAATATTATAAAAAGAATGGTAAAATATATTATACGAAGGCAGTTAAAGCTTTAGAATTAGAAAATGACATGGATACAGGTATGACTTTATATCCAGTAGCTCATATGGTATGGGAAAAGGTTAAAGGCTCTAGTAGAGGAATGGGAGCAGTTAGAAATGTTATTTCTAATCAAATTGAAATTAATAAGATAGCAACTAGAAGAGCATTAGCTGTTAAAATATCAGCGTTTCCAAAGCTTGCTGTTAATAAAGATTTTGTAGATAATCCAAATGCATTAGAAAAAGTGGGCAGTACAATAAAGTTAAAAGGTGGAGCCCAACTAGAAGATATAAGAAAACAAATAGGATATTTAAGTCCTGCTAGTATGTCGCCAGATGCTAAGAATTTACAAGATGATTTAACTAATAATACCAAAGATTTAGAAGGTGCAGGAGACGTGGCGACTGGTACAGTGGACCCTACACAAGCTAGTGGTAAGGCTATTTTAGCAGTTCAACAGGCTACTCAACAACCTTTAAATGAGCAAGTTGATACTTATAAGACGTTTATAGAAGATATAGCTAGGATTTGGTATGATATGTGGAAGGCTTATAAAATTAATGGCATGCAAGTTATGTATGAGCAGGATGATGGAGAAGGTGGAACTGTAGAAGTACCTGGAACATTTAGTTACGAATTATTAAATAGATTAGATGCAAATATTAAGGTTGATATTACTCCTAAGTCTCCATATGATAAGTTTGCACAAGAACAAAGCATTGAAGGCCTTATGACTAATGAGAAGATTACTTTTGAGGAGTATGTTGAGGCACTTCCAGAAGATAGTGTTATGCCTAAATATGTATTACAAAATATATTAAAGAAACGACAAGAAAAGCTGAAAATAATAAATCAAATGGAATTAGAAGCTCAAGCTATGCAAGGGCAATTACAACAAGCTATGAAGAATCAAGATAATGATATGAGTTCAATTGATAATATAGAGAATGAGGCTAATATGACACAACAAGAACTAGTTAATAGTTTAGGAGGTGGCACAGATGAATTGTCCCAAATGCCAGTTGCTTGAAATGAGAGTTGATAAGGTAATTGATGATGTTATCCACTATGTTTGCAAAAACTGTGGAAAAGAGGTTATAAAAAGTGTTGAAGAACTAGAAAAAGAAAATAATTAAGTTTTTTGTAACAATAACAAAGATTATTTAGAGGTATTTGCTACCTCTTTTTATTATGCCCAAAACATGTGCAAGGCTTTAAACTGCTAAGCAAGGAATTTATAGTCGACGGACTTGAAACGGGAGGTTTTTATGAATGAAGATTTAGACAATGAATTGATTACCCAAGATGATGTACCTGAAACATCAGAAGAACTTATTGAAACTGATGCTAGCGAAGGAGTAGAGGAAGTTCAAGATACTACTGAAACAGTAGAACAACCTAGTGAAGATGACATTGAAAAGAGAATTGAGGAAAGAGCGAATAAGATTGCCGAAGAGAAGATTGAAGCAAGATTGATTAGAGATAGAGTAAAAAGAGAACGTGAAGAAGCGGGTACTAGAGCTAAATATGAACAATTGGAAAGTATGATGAAGTCTGCACTAGGTGCTAAGGATATTGATGATGTTATTACAAAGTCAAGAGAGTTCTATAAGGAACAAGGAATTACAATTCCAGATACAATTAATAAACCATCTCTTAATGAGAGAGATGAGATTGTTTTAGCTAAAGCTGATGCAAATGATATTATTAAACTTGGTAAATCTGAAATGGAAATAGAAGCTAATAGGATTGCATCTATTCCAGAAAAAAATAGAAGTCTTAGAGATAGAACTATTTTTAATGATGTTTGCAAAGAGTTAGTGAGAATAAATGATATGGAGAATTTAAAAGTTAAAGGTTATGATACTAAAGTTCTTAAAGATAAGGACTTTTCTTTATTTAGAGAACAATTTAATTTAAATACTCCAGTATCTCAAATTTATGAAATGTATAATAAAGTTCATGGAAATAAGAAGGTTCAACCTAAGTCACCAGGTAGTGCTAAAACAACTCAAACTAATAATGAAATAAAGGATTATTATAGCCCAGAAGATTTTGATAAGCTAACTGATGCAGATTTAAGAAATCCTAAAATTATGCAAATAGTAGATAAATCAAGACTTCAATGGTATAAGAAATCCTTAAATTAAAGGAGGAATGAAGCTATGTCAGTAGCAGTATTTAAACCAATATTATGGAGCAATAAGATACAAAATGCTCTAGAAACATTAACAGGATTAAGAACACATTGTGATTATGAATTTGAAAAAGAATTAATAAAAGCAGGAAACAAATTAAAAATAACAGGTTCAGTTGCACCAACAATTGGAACATATGTACCTGGAACAGATATCGACATTGAAAATGTAGAAGGTAATGACCAAGAATTAGTTATAGACCAATTCAAATATTTTGCAAGATATTTTGACAATGTAGATAAAGCACAATCTATACCAGGAGTATTAGAAAATGATTCTAAAGAGTGTGCAAGATATTTACATGAAGAAGGAGATAAATATGTTGCATCTATACTAAAAGCAGGAGTAGAGAGTGGAGATATTTCTAAAAGTGCAACAGCAATTACACCAAATAAAACTAATGTTGTAAGTGCTGTAGAAGATGGATTAGTTGTATTATATGAAAAAAATGTAAAACCAACAGATGAACTTTATGGGGAATTTTCACCAAAATTCTATTCTGCATTAAGACAATCTCTAACAGAAGTTTTAACAAATAATGTAGAGTTAGCTAAAAAAGGTGCTGTAGGAAAATACAATAATGTAATGGTATGTATAGAAAACTTACTACCAAGTGCAGAAGGTGTAAAATATAACTTTATAAGAACTTCAAAAGCGGTAGCATTTGCAGGTCAAATTGACACTGTGAAAGCAGTTGAAAAAGAAAAAGGATTTGGAGATATTGTAAAAGGGTTATATGTATATGGTGCTAAAGTTGTAAGACCAGAGCAAGCATATGCAATTCAAGAAGCAGTAGCATAGCAGAGGGACAAATTGCCCCTCTTTATATCATTCTAAAGGAAATATAACAGTTCGAATCTGTTAAGAATGAAGGGAGATTAAAAATGAAAGAAAGAAAATTAAAACCACAACAAACTGTAGAGAGATTTATGATTAAACCACACTATGGATTATTTTTAGGAATAACAGTTACTAAAGATACAGATGTGGAAGATGAAACTGAAGATGGAAAAGTACACCAAATAATTAAAGGTACCGTATTCACAACTATAAAGAAAGACGAGAGAGAATACAATGGAATAAAAATAAAAGAAGACTCTAAATTAATTGTAAATGTTCCAGAAGGGACAAGACTTATTTGGATAGAAGGCCAAGGATATATATTACCAGATTTTGAAGCTAAAACGACAAAAGAAGTAATAGAAGACATGGAATGTATAAAAGAATTTTAGGAGGACAATATGAATTTAGGAGATAATAAAAAAATTATGCTAGGGCTAATTGAAGAATATAGCCCTACTAATCAATATTTGACTGCTGATGAAGATATACGAGACAGGTTAAATCTAGTGTATGCTCCAAATTATCAATATACTTCACAATTAAGGAAGATATTAAAAACTAAAACAATAAATATAGAAGAAACTAGCGATAGTACGCAAGAGACAAATTTACCAACAGATTTATATCAATTTAAAAGATTAATTGCTTTAGATTCTAATAATAACAGAATATCCCCACAATACGACATAATTGGAAAGAAAATTTATATTAAACAAAAACAAGGTAAATATATTATAGAATATTATGCTTATCCAGAAGAAATAACACTTGATACTAAAGATGACTTCGAATTAGAGATAGAGCAAGATGTTCAAGCTATTTTGCCTTATTTAGTTGCTAATGATATTCTAAAAGTCGACCCTAGTGCTGATTATACTGCGTTCTATAAAGAGTATCAAGCAAGATTGCAAGGATTAGATACAAGAAATACATTATCTTCAGCAGAAGTAGAAGAAGGTTATTTATAGGAGGTAGAATATGGCAACTTCAGTAAAGAGGCAATATACTAATTTAGCAGGTGTTGATTTTAAGAATGATGAGAGTTTGGTTAATTTAAATAGAAGTCCTGATGCTCTTAATGTGTATAAAGATTATTCGGCCGAGGGTAATTGTATTCAAACGAGACCACGGTTATAGTAAACTTGCACAATTTGTGGGAAATATTAATGGTTTATATATTTATAATAATACAACAGCTTTAGTTCATGCAGGGAATAAGTTATATTTATGGAGTAACTTCCCTAGTGTTCCAGAAGAACCTCAAGTATTATCTGAAACTATGTATAATGCAAGAAGTTCATTTTTTATTTTTAATGATAAGGTGTATATAAATGATGGTTTGAATTATTTAGTTTATGATGGAAGTTTGAAGTGTGTTTCAGATGATGCGTTTATTCCAACTACTACTATTAGTAGAAGTCCATCTGGTGGTGGTACAATGTATCAAGATGTGAATTTATTACAACCTAAAAGAATTAATAGTTTTACAGCAGATGGAACGAGTAAAGATTATTATTTGGATACTACTGAAATAACAAGTATAGATGAAGTGTATGTAAATGATACCTTAACAACTGCATATACAGTATCACTTGCGTTGGGAAAAATAACATTTAATACTGCACCTGCTAAGCCTGATTTAAGCGGTGTAGATAATGTTAAAATTGTATTTAGTAAGGAAGTTACTGGTTATACTGATAGAATATCTAAATGTACTATTTCACAAGTGTTTGATAATAGGGTATTTTTTACAGGGAATGATACTTTTAAGAATGCTATTTTTCATAGTGAACTTGAAAATCCTGCATATATATCAGATTTGAGTTATTACCAAGATGGGACGTCTGAGGCTAAAATTAAGAGTATGACGGTTGGTAATAATATTTTGTGGGTATTTAAAGAGCCTAACCAAGAAAATGCTACTGTGTTTTATCATATACCAACTACTAGCAATGAATATGGTAGAATTTATCCTAGTAAACAAGGTAATGTTTCTACTGGTTGTTATTCTACTTGTATTAATTTTAATGATGATATAGTGTTTTTAAGTAAGTATGGATTGGAGGGCATAACTGGTGATATTGAACAAGAACAATTATTAAGCCATAGAAGTTCGTTAATTGATAATAAGTTGATAAATGCTAGTAATTTTAATATTGCTCAGATGGCAGAGTGGCAAGGGTATTTGTTGATTTTAGTTGATAAATATATTTTTTTGGCAGATTCAAGACAAAAATTTCAAGGTATTAATGGTATTGAGTATGAATGGTATTTATGGAACGTTGAGAATAGTATTCCAAGCATTTTAAAGGAGTATAAGGGTAATTTATATATAGGGTCAGGAGATGGCTCTATTTTTATTTTGAGTGGAACTAATGATGATGGAGTTGCTATTAATTCTTATTGGACTACTCCAATGGATGCTTTTGGGTATTCTAATATGTTTAAGACTACTAATAAACGTGGAGGTCTTGCTAGAATTAAAACAATACCCAACGGAAAAATAAAAATTGCTGAAAGAACTAATAAAAGAGATGAGAGATATATAACTAGTAAAGCTTCTACTGGTTTCGACTATAACAATATTGATTATAGTAATTTTGCATATACAACTAAAAATGAAAGTTACATTGTTTATAAAATTAAAGAAAAGAAATTCTTAAATATATCCTTAAAATTTTATAGTGATGAATTAGATAAGCCTTTTGGCATTTATAGTGCTGTTTTGGAGGCTTTTATTGGGGGATATGCTAAGAGATAGGAGGAATTTATGGCGTTAACTGAATTAACAGCTAATTTGAATATTCATCAGAGTTTACCTGATAAACCTGCTTTAACAGCTGATGAATTGAAGGAGGAATTTGATAAAGCAGGTAATTTAATAAAAGAGTATTTGAATGATATTTTATTATCTGAGTTGAATGGGATTATAACTAGCTTACAGAGTAAGGATATTAGCATTGAGGGGACTATTAGTAGTTTACAGAGGATTGTAGGAGAGGCTACTACTAATGTTTCTAATATACAAACTTCAATAAATAATATAAATAATAGTATTACTAATATTCAGAATAAAACTAATAGCTATAAAAGTGGTGCTAATACTAAGATTACTATTGGTTCTAGTGTTCCTTCTAGTTTAGAAAATGGTGAGGTTTATTTTCAATATTTTTAGTGAGGTGTAATTTATGGCAATAGCAGTGAATCAAAGTTTTAGTGTGGTTTCTACGAATGAGGGTAATAATACGGCAGTGGTAAGATATGTAGTGACTTGTAGTGTTTCGGGTGAGAGTTTTAATAATTATACACAAACTGGAATTTTTTATATAGATGGAATTAGTTATAGTAGTTCATATACTTTACCTAGAAATAGTACTACTACGGTTTTTAGTAAGGATGTGACTGTGGGGAATGCAAGTGGGAGAACAATAGGTGCTTCTTTTAGTTTCCCTACTACTCCAAGTGGGGGGACAAAGAGTGGTAATACTTCTCTTTCGATTCCTTCTTTTAATGTGGGAAAGGCTCCTAATATTATTAGTCTATCTTTAAAGAGTAGAACTGTTAATAGTATTACTTGTAAGTTTTCTGTGGATAGTGCAGATACTTTTTATTATAGAATTGAGGAAGGTAGTTGGATAAGGGGAAGTAATTATGTGACTAATGGAGAGTTTACGATTGGTAATTTGAGCCCTAATAGTAAGTATGTGGTTCATTTACTTGCTAGAAATTGGATTAATGAAAGTGCTGTTACTTATTATCAGAGTGAAAAGACTATAGAGGTGTATACTTATGATATTGGTAAGTTATTAAGCGTTAATAATTTTAACCACGGAGATAGTATAATTGTAAGTATAAGTAATCCTTCTGGAAGTAGTTTGGGTTTAGTGGTGAAGATTGGTAATACTCAAATATTAAGTAGGTCTGTTTCAGCAGGTAATAATACAATTGGTTTTAATGATTCTGAGTTAGATAGAATTTATAAATTATATGGTAGCGGTAATACACTTACTGCTACTTTTATTTTAACTACAGCAGGGAGTTATACTAACTCTAAAACTTGTACTATTACTTTAAGAGGAAATCAAAAAACGTCTTATGTAGGGCAAAATGGAGAGAAAAGGGCTAAAGTTTATGTGGGTACAAGTTCAGGTGTAAAAAAGGCTGTAGTTTGGATAGGAAATAATGGAAGGAAGAGGTGTATTTAATGGGGACAGGATATGATGATATAGATAATTTAAATAATGAAACGAACCAATTGTATGATGAACAGTTGAAACAGCAACAAAATATTATTAATACTTCTACTCAGCAAACTATTGATGAGATTGAGAGAAATAAACAGAAAGCTGATGAGCAGGTTGCTAAGACTAATAAGGCTTTATATACAGATTATCAGAAGCAAATTAACCCTTATGGGGTAAACAGTGAGAATTTAGTAGAACAAGGTTTAGGTGGTAGTGGTTTAGCAGAGACTACTAAAGCTAATTATTATAATACTTATCAAAATGCAAGGACAGAGGCTACTAATAATGCTAATACTATTAAGGCTGATTTTGATGCTCAAATTGTTAAAGCAAGACAAAATGGGGATTCGCAAATGGCTCAATTTGCTTTAGAGATGTATAAGCAAAAAATTAATGATTTGTATAATACATATAATCTTAAATTCCAACAAGACCAGTTTGCCTATGGTAAAGAGCAAGATGCTTTAGCACAAAGTAATTGGGAGAAAGAATATCAAAGAGCATTGGAGCAAGCTAATTGGGAAAGACAATTCAATCAAACACAATTTGATTATAATAAGACAATTGATGATAGGAATTATAATTATCAAGTTGAGAGAGATAAGGTGGCAGATAATCAATGGCAGAAACAATATGAATTGTCAAAAAAAGCTTCTAGCTCGAGTGGGTCTTCTAGGAGTTCTGGCTCGAGCTCTAAAAGTGCTAGTTCGGGTGGCTTAAATGTAAATGACAACAGTAATCAATTACAATCAAATAATACTGTACAAAACATAACTATAGATGACGTTGTTAAAAATCTTAAATTTGTACAAGGAGCAAATGTTAATAAATCTATTTATGATTCATATTCTGGAAAATACTTTAGTTCTCCAGAAGAAGCTATTAAATATTGGCAAGGTTAATGTAGGAGGTTAATATGGGAGTTACATATAAGTTATCTGATGAAGAAAAGAAGAGGGCAAGTAGATTTTTAGAAATAATACAAGAGCAAAAAGAAATAGATAATAAAACATCTGCAAATCAAAATGTTAAATTGCCAATAGCAAACAATAAAAGTATACAAGTTCAATTGCCTATGAAAAACAATATAAATTTACCAAGTTATAGGCAGAATACTACTAATGTATTACCTACTATAAGATTAGCTACAGATGAAGAAAAGAAATTAAAGCAAAAAATAATAAATAAATCAAGTGCTGTTGATAAAATTGGATATGTAGCTAAGAAAGGTTTAACAGGCTTAGCTTCTGGAACAGCAGGAATAGCACAAGCAAGTTTAACTGATATAGCAAATAATTTAGAAAAAGGGAATAGTAAAAGTGGTACAGAGGTATTAACTAATTTATTAGAGTCTACATCTGGAATTTTAAATCCAGTACAAACATATAACAAATATATGAAGAATTTACCAAATATGATAGGCAATGTTTTTAAAACAATCAATAATAAAGATACTAACGCTATAGAGAAAGTTGCTTCACTGGGGACAACAGCTGTTTCAGATGCATTAAGTAATAATGTTGCTAGAGATGTATTAAATTCAGGTGTACAACTTGCAGGAAAGGTATTACCATCTGATGCTAGTGAAAAAATGTTAGAAATAAATAAAAAAATATCAGAGCCTATTGAGAAAATAAATGAAGATTTATATATTGAAGGTCAAAACTATGATAAAGCTACACAGTTTATAGGTGATGCAACTCAATCTGTTGGGAATATGGTACCAGCTATTGCAACAACAGCAATAACTAAAAATCCTAATATTGGTCTACTAACAATGGGGGTTAGTGCAAAGGGGCAATCTACTCAAGAAGCAATGAATAGGGGAGCAACATTAGATGAAGCTATAAAAATAGGAGATACTAAAGGGGCAATAGAAGTAGCAACAGAAATGCTAACAGGTGGTGTTAATATTTTCGGTAAGGGTGCTTTAGATGATATTGTGGAAAAAGGAATAAAAGATAAAATAAAAAGTAAAGTTGGAAAATATTTATTACAAAAAGGTTATCAACTAGGGGGAGAAGTTTTAGAGGAAACTATTTCAGATGTTTTAGGAACGGTTATTGATAAAGGAACTGTAGACCCTAATGCGACATATTCAATAGAGGATTGGGGAGATACCGCAGTAACAACAATATTAAGTACAATAATATTAAATTCTATAACAGGTGGAATAGGAAGAGTAAAAAATTATAATAACTATGATTATAATACACAACAAAGATTACAAGAAGCACAAGATATAATAAATAATGTGAATAATCAAAATAATGTATTAAATACCAACAATAATACACAAACCCAACAAATTACACCTCAAGAAAACAAAATGGCTCAAAATGGATTGTCGGAGCAAATAAAGGCAGATAGTAATAATTTTTCGAAACAAGTAGATGAAGTTATAAATGGTACTTTCCCAAAAAATGATATGCTTGTGTTAGGAAAAACTCCACAGGCTTTAAAAGATATTGGATTATCAGATTTACCAATTACTATGACACAGAAACATTTAGAAACAATTATGAATGAAAGCGGTAAGTATAAAAATGCTAATTATCATAATTTAGGGATAGATATAGTAAAACAACTTCCAGAAGCAATCAATAACCCTTTAGATATAGTTAAATCTAATACAGATAGTAATAGTATAGTTTTAACTACATATTTATCAGATAAACAAGACAGAACTATTATAGCGAGCATAAAAATAGATGGAAGAGGAACTGTAAATGATATAAGAATTGATACCAACGTAATGACAAGTGCATATGGAAGAAATAACTATGAAAAGTTTATGGAAGATAATTTAAAAAATGGCAATTTATTATATGATATAGATAGAGGAGTAATAAAAAAACTGACGGGGCAAGGTTACAATTACCTAGACGCGTCAGTTAACGAGAATACTGTGGCAAGGCTACAATTGCCTAGAAACAGTATCTCTAATATTAATAATAGTATACCATTCTCAAAAGAGAATGTCAATAATACTACTATTAATAATTATTCTATGCAAAATGAGCAAAAAAATACACAAACCCAACAAGTTACACCTATACAAGATAAAATGGCTCATAATGGATTGTCGACAGAATTAAATACTATATTAAATAATAAACAATTGCCTATGCAAAACTATCAATATGAAAAGAGCGAAAATATTAAGATAGACAATTTAAGAAAAGAAGCAAGCAGATATTTTAATAATTCACAACAAACAAACAATTTTGTTAATATGCTAGAAAAGATTATTGCTGACAAAAATGTAGAAATAAGGCTAGACAGTAATTTAATGACAACAGATGATAAAGTTGCAAATGGTTTGTATTCAAATGGTGTTATAACAATAAATCCTAATTCAAATAGGGTGGGTGAATTTATTACTATACATGAATTAACTCATGCAATAGGAACTAAGCAAATGGCTTCTATGATAGAAAATTATAAAAATAGTAATTTAGAGTTTGAAAGTTCAATACAAGACTTGTTAAAAAATTATAATATTAATGAAATAAATGAAGAAGCACTAGCTGATATTTCTGGACAATTGTTTGGAAATCAAGAATTTATAAATGATATGGCTAAAAATACCCCTAATATATTTCAAAAGATATATAGTGAAATAAAGTATTTATGGCATCAATTTAGAGGATATAAGAACCAAAATCAATTTTTAGAGGATTTGTATTATAAATGGACACAGGCTTATAATAGTAATAATAAATTAAATAACAGTTCTTATTATAGTATTCAAACAGATAATAATGGTAATAGATATGTAAAAGTAGATACAGACCAATATATTTTTGATGGCATAGATAAAAAAGATTATAACAAAATTGCCAAAATGTATATGCAAGATTATTTGATGGGAAAAACTACTTTAAGTAATAATGATAGTGCAGTGATAGATAGTAGAAGTACAAATAAATATACAAATCCAAGGCAAAGAACATCTTATATGAATGAAAAAATGCAATTAACACCTGAACTTAAAAATGTATTAGAAATTGCTCAAAAGGATAGTATGTCGCTACCAACAAAAGAAAATAGTAAATATAAAAGCTGGGAATATTATAAGTTTAATTTTGAATTAGGTGGAAGAAACTTTGAAGGTACAATAAATATAGGAATAGACAAAGAAGGAAATAAACATTTTTATGAAATTAATAAAATCCGTTTTACTGGAATATCGTCTGTTTCAACGAATAGCCAACATAAAACGGATTTCATTAATAATAGTATACTACCAACAAACAAAAATGTCAATAGCACTACTAAATATTCTATTCAAGAATCTGAAAATAATTCAAAATGGAAAGATTATTTAGAGAAAAATTTTAAACCAACAGGAAGTAGAACTAATTTACAAGATATTAAGTTACCTACAAAAGAGTATTTTAAAAATAGAACTATTAAAAATGGACAAAAAAGTACACAAAATATACAACAAGAACAGTTAAATAATAATGTTAATACACAAAACCAACAAGGTACACCTATACAAAATAAAGTCGCTCAAAATGGATTGTCGGAGCAAATAAATAATAGTGTTGCAAATAATCAAGAAACATTGTATAATAACATTGAAAGCGAGAGTGGTATAAATGAAGGAATATACTCAAGAACAACTGGAAGAGATGGAAGAATTGAGAATGAAATTGCAAACCAAAGAAGGCAGACAAATGATACAAGAATTAGCAAAGACAATATTTCCAAAGACTTCAAAGAAAGCAGACAAAGAAGTTATGAAGAATTTATAGATTATGCTAATAAAAACAAAATAGAAGTAGATACAGTAGAAACTACAAGAATAAAAGAATTAGCAAATAACCTAGGTATAGATGTAACTTTATTTAATGGAGATGGAAGTAGTGACTATATAGGAATGACAAATAAACAAAATCCTAACAATGTATATATAGATATAAATCAAAAAGAAATTCGTGGAGAAGATATGCTTTACCACGAATTTTTGCATAGTAGAAAGAGAAATAATGATAGTATATATATTGATAGGATAGCACCGATAGAACAAGATATAGTACAAAATTATACAGATATCATTGATAATTTTATAGAAGAAAAAGGACTAGATAAGAGATATACAAATTGTCCAGAGTTAATTGCAGAAGAAATAATTGCAGACTATACTTCAAAACATTTAGGAGAATTTGATATAGATTATAACTTGCCACAGTTTTATATAGAAACAATAAATCAATCAGTAGATGAAATGCTTGACAATATAAAAAATGGCAATTTATTATACGATATAGATAGAGGAGTAATAAAAAAACTGACGGGGCAAGGTTACAATTACCTAGACGCGTCAGTTAACGAGAATACTGTGGCAAGGCTACAATTGCCTAGAAACAGTATCTCTAATATTAATAATAGTATACCATTTACAAAAGAGAATGTCAATAGAAATACTACTATTAATAATTATTCTATGCAAAATGAACAAAAAAATACACAGGAGAAAAAATATAGAACACAGGAGCAAATTTCAAAAGATAAAACAATAAGTGATTTAGATGCAATAAAGGAAGCTTCTCAACAATTAAATAAACCTTCTTTAAAATCAACAGAACATAAAGAAAATCAACTAAAAGAAAAAGGACTAGATAAAAGCCCTACAATTGATTATATTAAGAGAAAAAGAAGTAAAGAAAAAGTAAGTGTAAAAGAAGTGATAGATACTTTAAATCAAAAATTTATAAATAAAGGACATTATATTGATAAACTTGCAAACAAAACAGGAAATAAGAAGTTGACTTATTTATATGATAGAACGATGAATACTTTTAATGAAGCACAAATTTCAATAGGAGAATATCAAATAAATTCAAAAGGAGAAAAAGTAGGTAAGTCAATAATAGATATATTTCAACCTTCAATAGATGCAGGATTAGAACTAGAGTTTGAAGATTATTTACTAAACAAACATAATATATCGAGATATACTTATGAAAAAGGAATATATGGAAAAGAAATATCAGCAATTGATTCAGCTGATATAGTATTAAAATATGAAGAAAGATATCCTCAATTTAAAGAGTGGGCAAAAGATGTAAATGATTATAATGAAAATAATTTAAAAGACTTAGTAGCAAATGGAATGATAAATCAATCTACATATGATAAGTTAAAAGAAATGTATGGAAATTATGTTCCTACATATAGAGATATTGTAGAAAATATGTCTAATTATGAAGATAATATTGTAGGAAGCAACCCAATAAAAAAAGCAACACAAAGTGATAAAGAGATATTATCTATAAAAGAAAGTATGGCTGAGCAAACATTAATGCAAAAAAAAGCTATAAGAATGAATAACCTAGGATTAGAATTGTATAACACTATAGGTAAGAATAATACCATTTTAGAAGGGATAGAAGTTGACCCACTTGCTATACAAACTATAACAGGGGATGTAATAGAAAAGGCAACAGATGGCTCAAATATATTTACTATATTCAAAGATGGAGAAATGATACAATTTAAAATTAGCGATGAATTATATACCGCTTTTTCAAAAGATACATTACAAAATAAAATAAGTAATAGTAAAGTTGCAAAAGCAATATTGACACCAATTGAAAAAGTGACAAAAGTACAAAGAGAATTATTAACAACATATAGTATTGGTTTTTCGATAATTAACCCTATAAAGGATTTTGGAAATGCATTATTTACAACTAAATATAGTATGCCAAGATTTTTAAAAAATTATACTAAGGCACTATATAATATGGCTTCTAAAGGAGAATGGTATCAAAGCTATAAAAACAATGGAGGTATGGCCAATACTTATTTTGATTATGAAAAAGGTATATTGCCTACTAAAAATAGAAAGTTTGGAGATAAAGTTAAAAAAATAAATAATATAATGGAACAAGCTCCAAGACTTGCGGAATATATTTCTACTATTGAAAAAGAAGGAGACATTGATAAGGCTCTTTTTCAAGCATCAGATATAACAGTAAATTTTAAAAGAGGAGGAGATATTACAAAAGCAGTTAATAAATATGGATTTAACTTTTTAAATGCATCTGTTCAAGGGTTAGATAAAATTTATAGAGATATAACAAACCAAAATGGATGGAAAGGTTATGCTCGTTTAATAACTAAAGCAACAGTACTTCAAATAGCTCCTACAATAATTAATAGCTTAGTATTAGGAGATGACGAGGAATATCAAGATTTACCAGAGTACATAAAAGATGATTATTACCTATTTAAAATGGGAAATGGCAAATTCTTTAGAGTCCCTAAGGATAGATTTTCTGCTGTAATTGGTGGAATTGCAAGAAGAAGTTTAGAGACAGCTCAAGGAAAAGAAGTAGATTGGAAGTCAGTTATTGACACTGTTATAAATCAATTAGCTCCTAATAGTTTAAAAAACAGTTTTGTAGGAGCACCAATAATTCAAGCAGTAAAAAATGAAGCATGGTATGGGGGAGATATAGTAAGTAGTAGACTTCAAAAATTACCAATTGTAGAACAATATGATGAAACTACAGATGAGTTTAGTAAGTGGTTAGGGGCAACTTTAAATATAAGTCCTAAAAAAATCAATTATGTGCTTGACCAATATTCAGGAGGAATTGGGGATATTATACTTCCTATGATGACACCTCAAGCAGAAAATAATATTTTAGAGGATAAATTTACTGTAGACCCAATAATGAAAAATAAAAATGTAAGCGAATATTATAATCAATTAGAGGATTTACAGAAGAAAAATAATAGTATAAATGCTACTGATGAAGATAAATTGAGATATAAATATTTTTCAGATAGTTCATCTGATATTTCTAAATTATATCAAGAGAAAAGAAAAATACAAAATTTGGATATATTTGATAAAGAGAAAAAGGAAAAGGTTAGAGAAGTACAAAAACAAATAAATGATATCGTAAAAGAAAAACTTGAAAAGGTAAATGATTTAAAAGTAGATGGAATTACTGCAAAAATTGATGGGACAGAATATTATAAAGCTATTAACTTAAAAGATGGTTTACAAGAATGGAAGAGAATATCAGATGAAGAAGCGGAGAAAAATAAAAATATTTCTTTAAAGACATATGCTAATTATAAAGAAAAAGTAGCTCAAGAAACTATTAAACAAAGAAAAAGTGGAAAGATAAAAGAAAATAGTAGCATTAAAAACAAAGACAAGATAAAAATATTATTAACTTCAAATTATTCAGATAGTGAAAGAGAAGCAATTTATAAAGAATATATCAATAGTGAGGATAAGAAGATACAATTAGTTGATAAATTAGGGATACCTTTAAATCAATATTTAAAATATAAACAACAAGATTTTGAAAATGATAAAGACGCAGATGGCGAAACTATTTCGGGAACAAAGAAACAAAAAGTATACGACTATTTGAATAGTATTCCAGATAAAGAACTTTCTGTAATATACAAGAATATGATATGCAAATTAGAAAATATTAATGATTATAACAGTGATATTGCTAAATATATAATTGATAAAAATATTACACCAAAAGATAAAAAAGAATTATTAAAAATATTAGGATTTAAAGTTGACAAAAATGGAAATGTACAAAATATTACTATTCTTCCTATAACAAAAAACATAAATTAGTAAATTCGACATAAAACTACAACCCTTTTTGACAAATTATGCAAAAATATTATGCTAAAATAGTAATTATAAACATAATTTGTCGAAAGGGGGAGTTTATATGAAACATACAATAGGATATTCGTATAATTGCAAAAAATGTAATAAAGAACTAGATAGTGAAATTTTTTTTATGAGAAGGCTTAACCCAATAAATTTTGATTATTTAATTAAAACATGTTCAAACTGTAAAACAAAATATGTGGTACTAGGAAAAGACGAATTTTTTACAATCGAAGAATATAATTTTGTTACAAGATGGTTTTCTAGTATGCTTATTTGGGGAATACTACTATTTTTCTTTATATCATTGATTGAAGAGACACAAATTGTAGTATGGTTACTTATTACATACACAATACTATATTCCATAATTTTTAGGTTAAGATGGGATAAAGCAATAAAAAAATCAGAAGAAAGATTAAATAATAAAGAATATATTATGGATTTATTATTTACAAAAATACTAAAATTAGAAGATATTAATATGTTTTATAAAAATGGAATTATAGAAGAAAGTATTTATGATAAAGTAATATCTAATATTAAAGAAAATAATTATTAAAATAGAAAAATTATGCAAAAATATCATGTTAAAATGATAATTGTAAAAATAATTTGTCGAAAGGGGGAGTTTTAAATGACTTCTGATGATATAAATATTATAACTGTTGTTTTTAATTTTTTTATAACTGGTTTTTTTTATGAATTAATACCTTTAATTGCTAGATTTTACTTTAAAGATAAATATTCTAAAAAAGAGGCTATAAAGGCAGCAGTAACAAATTCAATTTTTGTATATATAATGTTTTCTATTGTGCATCTTGTGTTTTTAAAAGATGGATTAATAGCTAATATGGGTGCAGCGTGTATTTGGGGATTTATATCGTATTCTATTATTCCTAAAAAAGAAATGGATACAAATATTGATGAAGAAAATATAAAAGTAGATAAACAAAATAATTAAAATATAAAAGCACTTACTAAAAAGTAGGTGCTTTTAATATGGAGGTGAAATATGTTAGAGAAGTTGAGTAGAAGGATTTGTGATAAGCAAGAGGGGAATGTACCTACTAGTTTTGAACAGTTGATTGAGAGGTATGATTTGGAGAGATTGTGGAGTTTTGTTGATAGGATTGTTGATGTTTTGAATTGTACGGGGGAGTATGTTGATGGTGTTTGTTCGGAGCTTGCTGATACTAAGGGAATTGTTAGTGGCTTGTGGTCTACTATTTATCCTATACGGAAGTATTTATATGAGTATAAATTCTACAAGTCCAGCAACTTTATTTGGTGGTTCTTGGGAAAGGCTGAAGGGTGGCTTTTTATATGGCTGTATGGATAATACGGGGTTTTCGAGTTTTACGGGTACTTTGTCTCAGGGTCCTAGTGTTAATGTTACTGGTAGTACGGCTTTGACTATTGAACAAATACCTGCTCATAGTCATACTATTAGAACTTCTGCTCCTACTGGAGGGATTGCTTCTGGCTGGAATAATTCCCATAATTATCCTGCTAGGGGAGCGGATAATTCTTTTAATGATGATTCTACTCAGGACAGAGGTAGTACTGGTGGTGGTGAAGGGCATACGCATTCTTTGAGTTCCCATACTCATGCTATTTCGTATATGGCTGTGTTTGTGTGGAAGCGTGTTGCGTGATTTTTGTGATGATAAGGAGTGATTTTTATGGATTTTGAGTTTACTAGAGGTGATACTAAGGTTTTTAAGTTTAGATTATTGGATAAAAGTGGAGAGATTTTGGAGTTGGGTAATGGAGATAAGTTGTTTTTGACTGTTAAGAAAAGTTCAAAATCGACTACTGTTGCTTTTCAAAAGACTCTTAATAATGGTATTGAATTAAAAGACGGTGATTATTACTATGTTACTATTAATTCAGATGATACTGCAAAACTAAATTATGGAACTTATGGATATGACATAGAGATAAAGACTGCTACTGGTATTGTTAAAACTTTACTTATTGGAAGTATAACTTTAACAGAAGAATATACTTTTAAGGAGGATGAGAATTAATGGATGAATTTAATATTATTGTAGAAGATGAAGAAACAATAGATATTTCTACTGTATTGAAGGCTGATTTCTTAAAAGGTGAGAAAGGAGATAAAGGTGATGCTAATAAATTAGTAATAGGTATTGTTGAGAAAGGAGAAGAGGCATCTGCTAGTATTACTGGTGATAGCCCGAACCAAATATTAAATTTAGTTTTACCGAAAGGGAATAAAGGTGATAAGGGTGAGCAAGGCATTCAAGGTATTCAAGGACCTAAAGGAGAACAAGGATTAAAAGGAGATAAAGGTGACAAGGGTGATATTGGAGAACCAGGACCAAAAGGAGATAAAGGCGATAAAGGAGACAAAGGAGATACAGGAAATTCAGGAATTACACCAGTAAAGGGTGTTGATTATTTTACAAATAGTGAAATAGAGCAAATAAAAAGTGATATATTAGCAGATGTAAGTTCGTTTGATTTAGAAGTAGTTACAGAATTACCTACAGATAATATAAATTTAAAAGCTATTTATTTAGTATTAAAAGATAGTGAGGCAATGAATAATATTTACAATGAATATATATATGTAAATGGTA